TCTTTCTTAACTAAATCAACAAAGTCTGTAATTAATCCTCTAGTCTCATCAGTTAGAGGATGCATTTTAGTTACTATCGGTTGATACTTTAACACAAACCATTTATTAGAACCTCGCTTCTCTAGTTTAAACGAGATCTTCATCTCATGGTTATAAGGCTTACTCTGTTGATGCATCATTGCCTTAATAACCTTGCTCACTTCCATAAAGTTAGAAGGTCCAAGCTTCATACGAAAAGGCACTTCATTAATCTCTACCTTCTCGTTAGATCCTGGAATCATAGGCTTCTCCATACGCATCAAACCAAATACGTGTCTGTATAGTTTGACTTTGGCTGCGTTAGCATAGGCTATAGGATCTACACCTCGTAGCTTCTCCTTCTCCTTACTAGGAATCCAACCACATTTGTCACCACCATGCCAATCTAAAGCAGTGCTACCAAAGTTCTGAAAATGCTGAGACATATTACTAAACTTCTCTGCATCAGAATCAAACACTGCTGTTTGCATAGTATCTAAGAATACTCTGATATAAACATCAGCAGAGTATACATCACCATATTCAGGATGCTCCAAAGCAATAGATGGAACTGGTATATTACTTACCAACTCTCCATCTACCTCTACAGAGCTGTCTCTATTTATTCTAGCCCTAGCTAAAGTTGGCCCTGTATCTATAACAGAGTATAGCGCATCTAGGTTATCAGACATTGTATCTATTGTTGCTAATTCATTCATGTATTTCACCTTTCAAAAAAGAAACCTTTATAACATAAAACTGCTCATTTGTCAAGTTGTTTTTTCTCCAATTCATAATAAAAATCTGCTACCATATACATTTCCTTTAGAGTTGCATTACTTTTTATTTGATTAGCTTTTTTTGACACCACAACTACGTTGTCTTTGTCATATCCTTTTTTGTTATCAATTCTATCAACAGATAGATTCCATTCACTATGACATTTAAACTTAAAAGGTTTTTTAAAAATAGGACATTTTAAATCTTTAGGTATTAATTCAAACAATTCATCATTTGTTAGCGTACAAGTTTTTACCATACCTTTCTTTTTTCTTCTTCTAAGTTCACTTATTTTTTGATTTAAATAAAATCTTGTTGGCCCAGAAACATCTCTTATTATTTTATCCTGTTTTCTTACTTTATCTGCCCATTTTAAATCATTTTTTCTTCTCTCTCTAATTAATTTATTTTTTTTATGTTTATCTCTATATCTTATTTGTTTGGTATATTCTTTCCTATACTCTCCATAAGAATTAAATTTATCTTTAACATATATGTAACGAACACCAATAAGATTAATCATTACAGTCTTCCTGCTCCATCCAGTTTTTTCCTTGAGACATTTCAACCTCAAGTGGAATATAGTCAGACAAACCAAACCTTCTCTTTGCTTCCTGCTGCGCTTCCAGCAAGCACTGTGGTCCTATATGTTTGACTATATCTATTTCATCTGGATGAGTGTCAATAAGAACACTGTCATGCACAGTATTAATTACTATGCTTTGTAATCCTAGTTCCTTTAGTTTGTTGAATAATATTATTACTCCAAGTGGTACGATCTCAGCAGTAGCTACTGACTGCACTGGATAGTTAACGATCTGTGTCTTGTATGTAGCTGTACCAGAGAAGTTTCTCTGACAGTCAGGAAAACTAAACTGTCTACCAGTAGCAGTAGTTACTAGCTTGTGCTGGATGGCTTCGTTTTGGAGATGTTCATGCCACTTAAAGATGCCTTTATATTTGTTGAAGAACTCTTTGAAATAGGTTCGTTGAGCAGTTGTACCTTGTGTTCCCCCATAAAGAGGACGGAAGGTGGAAGCTTTAGCTGCTCCTCTTTCAGTAGGTTCTCCGTTATCAGAGAGGACTTTGGCAGTATAGGCGTGAACGTCAAAGCCAGACTCGACTTCTCGCTTAACGACTTCATCAGTAGCGAGTATTCCTGCCACCCTAAACTCAAGTTGAGAGTAATCGATTTCGACAAGTTCTCCTCCTTTAAATCGACTAACGAATGCTTTACGTACAGGGAAGAGTCTGCCTTTAGGCATATTCTGTAGGTTAGGGCTGCTACTACTTAGTCTACCAGTTGCTGTTATGCACTGGTTAAAGTTTGCGTGGAGCAACCCATCACTCTTAATACCTTTTCGTATGCCCTCAATAAAGGCAGACCTGTACGTTTCAATGGCTGACAATCGCACAATAGACTCTATAAACTTCTTAGCTTCTGGCTCAGTCACTTCATTCAGAAGCATACTGAGTGTGTTCTTGTCAGTCTTGAAACCACCAGCAGAAGCTAGGGAAAGTCGTGGGGGCAAATTTAAACCTCCCCTATCTTCCAGATCAATATAGATGATACCCTTCCCTGCACAGACTTCACATTTAGTCTGCTTCTTAAAATTAGTACCATCTTTCTTGACCTTAAAGTAGCCACCCAAACCATTACAGGATGGACACTTTGCTGATCTTACCTTCTTGGATCTTTTAAAGCAACTAGATACTGCTTCTCTAAAACTATTTAGATCCATAGTAGGTCTTTGCAAGGGCTTACCTCTATGGTCAACCCCTATGTTCATTAAACTCTTCCAGGATTTCTTATCAACTAGCTTGCAAGAGTATATCACTTGAGACAACTGTTCTGGTGAAGAAAGATTTACTTCTAAATCCCCCATCAGAGAACGAACTTTCTGATTCAGATAAGAATTTAACTGAGCCTGTTCTCTCTCATACTCTTTGTCTACCTGAGATAATACATCCAGATCTATAGCCATACCTGATCGTTCTATGTCTGTTAGCACAGAACAGAACTGGCACATGAGATCTCGTATTGGTATTAAAGATTTGTTCTCTTGTCTGTTGTATAGTTTTTGCTGTGCTTGGAAAACTTCAGCAGTAGCTAAAACATCATGGCGTAGATACGTCTGTTGATTCTCTAATGACATATCACTAAAGTTTAAACCTTTATTAAGTATGTCTGAAAGTAAGCTTTCTTTAGCTGTAGTCTCATACTTTTGAGATAATGCATTGAGACTTAGTTGACCCCTTATACCTTTACAAAGTACATATTCACTGATCATGGTATCAATTATTTTGATATCGCAATCAATACCAATCTCACGTAACCAAGCTACATCAAACTTAGCATTATGTGCTACTATGTACGTAGCTTTATTAAGGTTATCCTTGAGTTTATCTATACTTTGTTGTGAGTTGAGATCTACAAATACAACTGATCCATCCGATCCCCATATTGGTTCACCTTCAAATGTTCTAAAAGTATAACCGATTGCAGCTAGAGTATTATCCTTGTTGTAAGGTGAAGGATCTTTACGATCCCCACCTAGATCAACCTCAAGATCTAGCACGACAGCATAGTTAGTCATGTTAAACCTCCTAGTAAGTAGTTGTTATATCAAATAACTCACCATCTTCTAACTTTATTATAGTATAATATTCATATTCATAGCCTGTTTCCGTTAAAGGATTATAATGATCATAAGGAACAGCACCTATTTTATAAGCCTCTAATGTTTTTTCAGCAGTTTTTTTAGTCATTGGTCTAGTACAGGCTACTTCTAGAACTCCTAATCCTTGATAAGGTCTACCAGCTATTATGTATCTAGCCTTACTTGTTGGTTTATTATAATCATTTTTTTCTCTCATCGTTTCATCTCCGCAGCTTGTTTATCGAGCATACGGTCAACGACACTACGATCTCTTCTTACAGCTTTTAATGTCTGCTTACTAACATTACGCCTCTCACCTTTAGAAACATAGTGGCCTCCTGATTTTTTTCTCTTAGGCATATATATTATCCTTATATAGTATTATATTATATTATTATATATTATATTATAAATCTCTCAGAGTTGATAACTCAACCATATATCATACTTTTTAACGTCTGTCAACTAAAAAATTAATCTACGTACCTAGAAATTTCAGGCTCGATACGAACTGTAGCTCTGCCATGCCTTCCTCCTAGTTTGTTTTTAGACACAAACAAGTACCTCAGATAGTTATCTTCACCTGAGTCTGTCTGTTCCTTTCCTATACCAATTATCAAATCAGCTTCGGCTGCTTTACCAATCTTTGAGTTAGCCATCTGAGTAAACCGTAATGCAGTCCTACCATCGGCTGTAGCGTCTGCTTGTGATACTGCAATCAAAGCTAGATTATGTTTCTTAGCAATGTATCGTGACCTTCTGTAAATCTCACTAAGTCTTAGATCATCTCTTGAGAAAGTACCTTCAACCATCATCTTATCTAGTTGATCTATAATTAAAATGTCAGGTTTGTGTTTACGAACTAAAGCCTCAACTGATTCCATCGTTGGATAGTCAGTAGCATCTCTAATGATGGTCTGATCCTTGATCTTGTTCCACATTTCTTTTGCATATTTCTTACTCAAGAATACTCTATCTTTATCTAAACCACTGTAAGACATAACGGCTCGTCTTTGAGTGCGTCTAGCAGGTTCTTCATTACCTATGAGCATTACCTTTGCACCCTGATCACAGAAACTATCAGGGCCAAATGCAGTGCTGACTACGAATGCAGACTTACCAGTTTCTACGAGTGCAAAAATAGTAGTAAGAGTTCCTGGTCCAATACCTGGACACAGAATATTTAGCTGAGTCAGATTCCATTTCCAAGGTAGCTCATCATCTTCAGTAAAGATATCATCAAACTCATTAGACAACTCAACAAGAACTTCATCTGGTTGAAAACCATCCTGATATCTCTCTACTAACTCCTGTACTTTAGATAGATCCTTCTCAGTACCATCCATCATAGCAATACCAAGATTAGCTATGGTCTGTCCAATGTGTTCTCTAAATGCAGCACGTAGTATGTCTTTAGCTACATCAGGTTGTACTCTAGACTCCATACGTCTTGTAATGTCCAGTATGGATGCTCGTTGAGAACCAGTGAGCAGAGGATTGTTTGCAAACAGTAGTGCTTCTACCTCTTCTCTATCTAGATCTCTTTCATACTTCTCATGCGACATACTTATAGTCTGAAAGATCTTCTTACTTTCTTTCTCAAAGTAGTTCTCACTGACCATGTAGTGATGGTCTTTCCAAAACTCATAGTTGAGAAAGAGTCCTAAAAGTATGTTCGATACGTTACCCTCTGACATGGGCTTCTCTCCAATCGGAACAATGTTATTCATGCGAGTACTCCTTCTGGATATTCTTTCGGGTCAAACTCTAACAGCCTCATCGTGGTACTGGTAAACTGTTTGAGTCTCACAGTTAATGTTAATGCTTTCTTACTGGCATCTTTGTCTAAGCATACAATACATCTAGGATACTCTTTAGCTATCTCTAAGGCTCTGTCTGTTAGGTTAGTGCCTAGCAAAGCCATAGCAGTGCCATATGAAGCTACAGCGCAAGCTGACGCAGCATCTTCAACCAGATACAGATCATCACCAGACCCACATAAGAAAGGCTGAGTTGTATCACCATACCTATGCCATTTTCTACCATACTTTAATGCTCTGCCAACAGCATCTACAATGATACCATCTTTCTTGATAGCAAAGACTGCTCTATCTTGCAGCACGTCATGGAATAACTCTACCTCGCTATCTCTCCATGCTTTAGTGATATTGTTCTTATCCATATACTTTATCATCTTGTCAGGAAAGAATGAGGAGAAACTATCTGGTATTTTATATACATTTGATGTATTTATTTTTACCAGAGGTACGACACGATTGATTATAGCTTCTCTAGATAAAGAAACCTTTGTTGCTCCTTTAGTAGGGCAACTAGCCTTATAGCAATTCCATACGGCTGCACCTTCTACCATTGAGATAGTAAAGGTTTTTATCCCAGCACAAGTAGGGCAATCAATCCTGCGAGTCTCTCCCTCACTCAGACCAAGATCGTCTATCAAATCTTGGATCATTCTTTGCCTTTCTCTTTTTGTTAGGGATCGTTTTCATCTGATATTTTGGTGTCCTCAAATCTTTGGCGATAGGGTTGGATCTCTGATAAGATACTTTCTTTTTCTTCGTACTCATCATAAGTCTCCAACCACTCATCTACGATATCTGAGATATACCTTCTACCGTTTTCGTTTACCACCATACATATCCTTGTAGTATTCATCCTCACATAGATTCCAAGCTATGTAGAATGGTGCTATGATCATAATGGCAAAGAACCAAGACCAGAATAAACTCATCGCTTATCGCCAGAGCCACTAATCACATTTCTCTTCTTACGATCTTCTAACTTAGCTATGTTTCTCTCAGCAACTTTAGAGAAGTCCAGACCAAGATCATCTACTAGTCTAGCCAATGCCCAAAGAATATCTCCAAGTTCATATGCTAAAGCCTCTTGCTTCTCATCTGAGACTACTCCGTTATCATCTCGCATTGCTTTCTGAATTATATTTAAAGCTTCACCTACTTCTGATGCAAGCAGCAGTGAAGGATAAGTTACTTGCTGTTTGTATATAGCAGTATCTCTAGTCCAAAGTTGATAGTCTCTTAGATACGCTCTATACTTTTCCTCATTGAAGTCTTTGTCTTTAGTCATTTAGATAACTCCTACCCCTTGCTATATTTAATTTTTCTTCATCAGTTTTTTCAGCAGGTTTGACATCTCTGATTATATGTATTGTAACGTGACCTGCATCACTCTCATACCAATGAGGTGTCCAGCCTTTCGGACATTGATTATGCCAGTAGAATAATTCTTGTTTTGACGCATCCCAATTCATTTACGATCCTCCTTTGTATCTATGTAAATGTATATAATTAATATCACGCATAGTAATGCAGCTAAAATATATAGTGCAGTATTTAAATCCATATCACACCTTTATGTCTATAATTTTTGAAGGGTCAGGCGTATGCGTTGGGTGCAGCAGGTCTGCTTTCTCACTCAACTTATATTCCTGGCCAGTGGGTTGATGCTTATGATACTCAACATTCTTAGGCTCCCACCACACAATTTGTCCTACACTATTATATACAGGGAAGTAGGTATGACCTGTATAAATGCTTTCAATTCCCATTACATTACTGCCTTTCTTACTAGTTCAAAACTTTGTTGCACTGCCAAGCTACGAATACGTTTAACGAGTTCCTCAATCTTGTCATCTTGTCTCTCGATAATATCATTGAGTATTCGATTGTCTTGCATTAAGGATGCAACTTCCTTCTCAAGGTAAGCTATCTTCTCGTTCTCACCCCAAGTTACTAAGTCTTCTTCGGTCACGCTACAAATCTCCCATCATTCAAATTACGAATACCTAACACTTTATACTTGTGTACCAGAAGTTTAAACCAATACTGTCTATAAACCCTACCTCTAGTATCTCCACCAACAGATGCAGCTTTGTTTCCAATTTCAACTACATCTTTGTTGCCTGTCCAACGATTAGTTCTTTGAATTACAGTTGTAGTGCTAGCCATTTCTTTTCTCCTTTAGGTAAGCTCTAAGTATATGGATTATATTTAACTCACTGAAGTCTACCTTGTCACCTCTCTGAGTAACATGAATGTAGTTATCCAATGCGTCTTGGATATCACTAGGTATGTTGCTTCCAGTAAGTATCTCTTGAATCTTTAGGATCTCTCCTATGTTTAAACTTCTAGTCATATATCTTCTCTTTCTCTACTAACTTATTGCCATAGTAAATAATTGCTTTGAGTTCTATATTAGACAGCGTACTCTTAGACCCTGTTACTAATTCTAATGTAGATCTTATTTCATCTACTTTCTCTTGACTGATTTTCTCTGTAAACATTGTGCCTCACATGAACATTGCTAAAATTGTCATTGGTATTGCTATACTAGCATATACAATTAGGATGGTCAACATATTCTTTTCTCCTATTGTGTTACTCTAGATTTCAAGATATCCCAATTCACCTGCTTCGGGGAGCGTTTGGCGTGACCATATACTCTCTTCAACAGATCCATATCTACTGTGGGATGCATTGATTGTATCATGCGTAGTTCTCGCATCCCATAGCTTGGGTTGTTGTGTGCAGCTTTCCACACTAACTCCACGATAGTATTGTGAAGATTCTTAGAAGCCATGATTATCTCTTACAGCCTCATGCATGATTAGTCTATCGAACTGGCCCAGGATATGAGTCCACTGATAGTCTACGACAGATTGAAACTCAATCTTACCATCAATCACTTTACCGATCTTACCTTCACTGGCAAGTAGCTTTACATGGTTCTCATTTGTATTGAGAAACTTGGCTGCTCGTTTAACTGTTAGTCTCATTTGTATTCTCTCCTTCATAAGATTGTAGTTTACCTTTGATTGCTTCGATAGGTATCGGCCCATCATACATACACTCTAGTACCCATCTATCGTAGGGTCTTAGCTGAGTCATTAAATCAAACTTATCTAGTTCCATTTAGTACCACCTTTCTTTGATTATCTTATACAAGGATACGTCTTTGATATCTCCCATCTGCACAGTCGCATTCCAATTAGCTTGTGTGACTTTCATAGCCCACTTATCGATCTCACTACTGAAATACCTGTAGTCAGGTGCAAGCAAATCCTGCTTACCAAAACTATACATCGCACGGTGCAATGCTACTTGACCCATCGAGCAACCATCAAACAAACTGTATGCTCTCTGGATAGTTACATCATCAGGGATACCACTGAGTATGTGTGCAATTACGTCCACTGTATATCCATTCCCGATCATTTTATATCTCTGAGTATTAGATACATGATTGGTATAGTTATCTGGTAGCGTTTGCAATCTCTCACATTCCAGAGGAGTAAGCTTCCTCCAACTCATATCTCCTGCATACACTTTTGGTTCCCTATGACCTCCACCCATAGTAGTAAGCGTAGGTGCTTTGCCCTCCTGATGGTATACACGTTTGAGATAGCCATGTCCATTGAGATCTGCATCACCTACATGACATAGACCATCTTTGCTAAACACCAGTTGCCTACGATGCTTCTCAAAATAGGACTTGAGATTACCACCTTTGAAGTAGTTAGCGTCAATGCAATGTGACTTGTCTCGATCAACGTAGCCATCCTCTAGGATATGCTTGAGCAACACACCACGATCTTGAGGTGGGCCATGATAAGGTATGTTTGTCCAGTACAACCTAGCTCTGTTCTGTGCGCTGACTAAGTTACTATTGATCTCGATAGGCTCCACTCCGATCAACTCACTGATCATATCCTTATGCTCCTGCTTCATAGACGCTACGTTCTCATACAAGAACCAATCAGGATGTAGCTTGTTGTGTAAGGCTACAGCATTGTGAAGAAGCTTACCTCGCGGATCATCAGTTCCCAATCGATTACCAGCACCAGAAAAGCTAGGACAAGGAAACCCTGCCATGAGTAAGGTATCTCCTTTCTTACGAGAGAAACCTCGCCACTCACCTGGATCAATGTTCCTACAATCAATCATAATCTACTCCACTAGTTCCATTTTGTATTTGGCTGCACAACAATCTAATAAGATCTTTGTGTAGTATCTCTTATCAGAAGTTAGTTCCTCGATGTAACCAGCTTGCCAGAAATACTCGATGGCATCCATTACGTCTTTCTTACTTACTTTACTCATGGTTGTTCTCCGTGTGTGTAGTAGTTAAAGATTCTAGTTTTAAGATTGAGGATAGTATCCTGATTATCATAATACTTCTTTCGATATATCCTCAGTGTCTTCTTCAACGCTTCGATCTCTTCACGTTGCTCAGTAATGATAGCCTCTTGAGCTAAGTGTATAGCTTCCATATTCTTTCCTTTCTAGTGTTTGAGGTAGCTAACATTAGGAACATCTTTGCTCCAACAATCACGGCACTCACCGCAATATCCAAAATCATACTCTTTCTTATCTTCTTTAGTCAAGTCTAGGTAGATCTCTCTAGCCATGATCTTACCATCCTTACTGGTACGATAAGCCTGACACTCTTTACCAGACCAATCATCATCAGTATGAACAGTAGAAGTATTATACGCTACAGTCTTAACTGGAGCCTGATCCACCATTGGAGAAGACAATCTCACACATAAGTTATCAGGTATTAAACCACCTAGCCTGACATACTCACTGATGATCTTATTCTCTCTGGTAGGTATCCAGTGCCTAATATGTGGACTCATAACTGCTATCTCACAAATCTTAGAGAAATGCTCGACACTCCTGATATCACCAGCATCATGCCATCTAAAGTATGGCACTGCAAAACTGGTATGATGATTGAGCATAACTACAAACGCTTCAACCCATCTAGGATGAGAGATACCTGCCTCACGTATAGCATGAGCTTTCTTAACACTAGGCATCCTATACATACCTTTGAGAGCATAGCAATCAGCACATACTGAGCCTTTGATCTTTCTGAGTTTGCTACCAACTCCACACAATTCTGCACTGATACCTATGGAAAAACCAGGCATCTTGGTAGTTTTAGAGAATGATCCAACAATCTCTCTGGCTTCATTGTAGCTTAGTGGTTGCATTATTGTCTACCCTCCCAATCATCATAAAGTATAATTAGAGTTGAACCAACTAGAACTAGACAACCTAGTACTACAGTGAGAGTGGTTATGAGATCCATAGCTAGTCCTCCATTTTTAATAGTTCAGTGTATCTCTCTACATTGAGTGGGTCAACATCCGAATACTCTTCGAGCCACTCTTTGTCTGCAATGACAATCTTACCATACTGTAATATATCCTTGCAGTAAGTATCACCATACTCATATGATCCACCATGCATCAGGGGTGATGTAACTGATGTATACCACCTAGCATACGGATCATCTACCTCCTTTGTAGAGTGTTTGTATGTCTTGAGTATTCTCCATTCCCAACCTCTACCATCAGAGTAAATGGCATATGGATTCTCATGGGGTCTCGCTTTTCCAAAATTAGTTCTAGGCATTTGTATTTCCTTTCTTATAAATCTTTTAATGCTCGATTAAGTTCTGCCAGTAAGTCATCACAACCTTTTTGAAACTTCGCTTCATCAGCAAGTTCCTGACTACGTTGTTGCACACTAACTGAACCATCATTTAGGTTTTGAAGTACAAGATCTTTGTCTTGCAATGTTTCAACAGGCCACTCAGCTTTCGCATTGTGTGCCGATCTCTCAGGCATCGGAAACCGTCCGATCTTTTTGAGATCAAATAAATTGTGTTTAAATGTCTTCATATGTTTTCCTTTCAAGTTATGGGCTAGCCCAAGAGTTATGTTTAAAATCAACTACTTCTTTAATCATGTTCTTATTATACTTTAATAAGTCTTACTTGTCAACTACGGAAAAATTTCCAGGACACTGCCTCAACGACTCGACTCAAAGACTCTTCCTGTCATACTTCCTGTCATGCAGACAAAAAAAATCCCGAAGCATCAATCAAGACACTTCGGGAAGTTATGGGCTAGCCCAAGAGTTAGCCAACTTTTGAATCGGGTAACCCAAGCGGATTGTTTTCATTTTGGATCAAAGTAGTGAGCCTTTGAAGTGCGACCAATACGACCTTTTTATCAGTCTTGGAAATAGCCTTTTTAACTAATGCGACAATTTCATCTTCGGTTAATGGCTTGATTTCAACTTGGTCATTACCGCCATTGCTACCATTACCACCATTACCACCATTACCGCCATTACCAGAATTAGGCTTATTACCAGTTACGGTTTTTCCGTTAGCCTTACAAGCTTTTTTAACCCAGTTATACAATGGTGCTAAACCTACTGACATACATACAGCGATTTTTTCACCGTCTGAATTAGTAGGTTTATTCGACTTGATCATATCAATTATAAATTTTGTGTGATCGTCATCATTACCTAGTAATTTCAACATAGCCCATTCTTCGGCATTTAAACGGTCAAGAGTCAATTCAGCCTTAACCGTTGGGGTTATGTTAGCCTTACCAAAATTATCACGAATCGTCTTTATCTCTTTGGCTAATGACATTATAGGGCCAGTTTTATTAACTTGGGATACAACAAGATTTCTAACGTCTTTCTCGTTTGATGTCCTCAAATCAATTACAGCCGTTACTTTTTGACTAACCTTATTAATATCTGATTTAGTTACTTGATACATATCTAATTTCCTTATTTGTTATTAACGATATAAAGAGATTATCAAATAAAGAGTTACGTGTAAAGACTGTTAGTGAATTTTTTTAAATTAATTTTTCCTATAAGTTATGGGCTAGCCCAAGAGTTATAAGAATAAGCCACCGTACCCTTATGGGGTATAAGCCTAAAATTTGAGACGTAGTACTTTATTTAAGTGTCAATATCTCGACCGACTCTAAGACTCTTGAATTGGACCCAGGTTTATCTTGCATTTTAGGTAAATTTTACCCAACCTGTCATGCGAGATTTGTACCAGAGTGTATCGCATATGTGGTATGCAGTCGCCATGCCCCCTCTGCCCGTTATGCGTATATGTGCTTATGAAAAATTAGCAAAAATTAAGTGTAAACAAGGTATTATACAAAAAAATCACGGATATTTGCATTTAAGGGTTGACAAACAGCTAAAAATATGATAAGATCCTGTATCTTTAATTGGATACGGAGATCCAAACGAAGTATCTTATTAAATATTCAACGGGGGTACTCTAATTTATACTAAATTCACTATTTATTCTAAAATATTAGCAATAGATATGTAGTATGTAAACATAGTATTTATATAAAATTGTAACTAATACCCATTAAGGCGTAAACTAGCTGTAATTTTATGTAAATACTATTTTTTTCTTGACAATTTATATAAAATGTGATATAATCCGTAACATAATACCTACTGTGACTAGGTGTCCTTTCTTTGAGGAGTCTGTGATGGCTAGGTAAACTGTTTCTGGTGGTGATTGCAGCGAAAATAAGCGTATTTAAGGGAGTTTTTCAAAGTACAGTAGGTAGCTCCCTTATTTTTTGGAGATATATCGTGGTAGAAAAAGGTGGAGAGAAGTTTTCTGGGTATAATAAACCTAAACGTACACCTAAACACCCTAAAAAAAGTCATGCTGTACTGGCTAAAAAGGGTGATAAGATTAAATTAATAAGGTTTGGTCAACAGGGAGTGCGTGGAGCAGGTAAAAATCCTAAAAGTAAAAAGGATAAGGCTAGAAGAAAGTCGTATTACGCAAGACATAATGCCCAGGATAGCTCTCCTGATAAGTTATCAGCTAGATACTGGAGTCATAAAGTGAAGTGGTAGATGGGTTATTATAGAAGATACTATACACAAAGGGATTATGCAGTGACTAAAGTTTCTATAAAGAGTGTAGGTGGTTGCGGAATAGAAAGTATTTTCTTTCAAAAAGAAAAAGGGGATAGCATAATGGTTGAAGATAATATAGATACTCCCACAGCTTGCTCTTGTGGTAGCTGTGATGACCCAAACAATTGTGAATGTGATCCAGATATGTGTGACTGCGGAAAAAATACAGTTGACCCATTTAATAAATCACATATGTTTAAAAATAAGGGGTAGTTATGGCTAAAGCAACAGGGAATCGTAAAAAGTTAGACGCTAACAAAGATGGTAAGATCAGTGCAGAAGATTTTGCCATGCTTCGTAAAAAGAAAGGTAAGACTATGAAAAAGACAAAGAACGGTACTAAGAAAAAAATGATGTACGGTGGTACTATGAAAAAGAAAATGAATATGGGTGGTACTCCTATGAGCAAAAAGAAGACTAAGAAGATGGCAAGAGGTGGCGTAAAAGCCAAGAAGATGTCTAGAGGTGGACCAGTTCGCCGTAAGTAATGTCTTATCTTATTAGTAATGTACCCCATTTTAATTGTTGGGTACGGAGGGAGTTCACTAGTAATCATACTAACTATCACGGTGAGTTTCTTCATGCAGTCGCTTTTGCAGTTAACACAATACCAGATAGGTCATTAAGTTTTCAAGTAGTCTTTACAGGTTGTGAAATAGATTTAGAGGATGGCCCCGATGAGAATGTTCATGGTGGGGCTATGTGGGCTAGGATGCCAATCGAAGCATTAGTAGCTGACATACCTCTAGAGGATTGGCCTGAACCAATGCTAGATCATTTATGTCAGCCTTGGGATTGTGAAGCAAGAGATCATAGTGTAATAACAATGGACAGGGTTAGCTCATCACCTTGGATATGTAAGATTGATGGCGAGTTTTATACAGGTAAATATTTATTTACTGTAGATTATACAGGCAATGATATAGCAGATGATCCTGCACAACATAAGCAGTCTCATGTGTTATACTTGACTGACGCAGGTAACTGGACAGGTAACTTTGTAGCATTACCTAATAATAGAGTTAGAGCTACGAGTCCTGCTTTGTGGAGAACTGGAGAGGGCGCTCCTGACTTTGCTCCTTCACAGTGGACACACTCAGCAGAAGGGCATGAGTCCTACTTAGATCCTGTTACTACATTTAACAACTTGTATTCTAATGGCAGCAAAAAAGAAAAAAAGCAAAAGCACCGTAAACAAAGCAGGTAACTACACGAAGCCAGCTATGCGTAAAAGAATATTCAACCGCATTAAGGCTGGTGGAAAAGGAGGAAAACCTGGTCAGTGGTCAGCAAGAAAGGCTCAAATGCTTGCCTCTGCTTATAAAAAAGCAGGTGGAGGGTATAAGTCGTAATGCCACACTATACTAAACCATTAACTAAAATAGTTAAAGGCTTGAGAAAAGCATCGAAGACTCATGCAGGTCAAGCCAAAACTTTAAATAAAATACTAAAGGATCAAAAGAAAGGTTACGGAAAAAGTGCCAAGAAAAAGAAAAGATCCTAAAGTAGGTACTGGTAAAAAGCCAAAAGGTAGTGGCAGAAGACTATATACTGATGAGAATCCAAAAGATACCGTTAGTATAAAGTATGCTACTCCTGCTGATGCTAGAGCAACGGTTGCTAAAGTAAAAAGAATAAGTAAACCCTACGCTAGGAAGATACAGATACTAACTGTACTAGAGCAGCGTAGTAAGTATGGTGGTAAACCTGAACAGGCTAGGATAGCCAAGAAAGCTAAAGAAAGTTTGAAGAGACAACATGGCGCTAAAAAAATCTCAACAAAGTCTTAAAAACTGGACTAAGCAGAAATGGAGAACTAAATCTGGAAAACCCTCTACACAAGGACCGAAAGCTACAGGTGAGAGATATTTACCATCATCAGCTATTAAATCGTTGAGTGCTGCTGAGTATGCTGCAACGTCCAGAAAGAAAAGAAAAGATACTAAGAAAGGTAAGCAGTTTTCTAAACAACCAAAGAGAATTGCGAAGAAGACAAGAAGTCATAGATAAAGTGGGTAGATGACCGAAGTTGGTGGGGAAGACAGCGTGGTGTCTTAGAGGTCATTAAGTTACTAGGGGGTTTTAATGGAGAGTGCTTTTGATATTATCGTATCAGCTTGGCCTATTGCATTTGGTTTCGTAACGCTTGTTATCGTACTCGCAAAGATGCATGGAGATATTATAGTTCTCAAGGAGAAGGTAAAAAGTTTATTTGACTTGTGGAACTCTAGGAAAGATAATTAAATGACTGAACAACAGGAGACATTCTTAAACGCATTGTTTGGCGAGGCTAATGGTAACTTTCGTCAAGCCATGAATATTGCAGGGTATGCATCAACAGAGTATCCTGCTAGACTTATCCGTACACTTAAATCAGATATTATAGAACGTGCAGAGAATATGCTGGCTGCTAATGCACCTAAAGCGGTGTTGTCTATGTCTGGCGTTCTTGATGATCCTAGCGCACTAGGTAATCGTGAGAGACTTGCAGCAGCAAAAGAAATTCTAGATAGAGCAGGTATTGTTAAGACAGAGAAGATAGAACATAAAGGTACTGCTTCTGCTGTTGTAATACTACCACCTCTTGAGGAAGATAATGACCAAACGGAGGGGTAATGCAATACGTACAAAAGTTAAAGCAGTGGGCAGAAAGCCTTGGGGCTACGATCACTCTGTCGATTCAAAAGGTTCAGGATGGTATATTCCAGATCTTGAGGCGTTTGAACGATTGGATAGTGCGATTGTGCAAATCCGTGAAGGGGGTCATTCGGTTAGGAAAGTAGCATCGTGGTTAGAAAATGAAACTGGTAGAAAATTGTCTGCTACTAGGTTACACAAGTTGGCATGGACTAAAGAGGAGTTGGAAGATCGGAGAAAGTCTCGCAGACGTTTATTATCTCCCAGACAGCGAAAGATTGAAGACCTCAAAAATACAGAAAAGCAAACTAGGATCAAAGCAGATCAAGCAAAACGAAGATTAAATAAAGCATTAAAAACAGGTACTGTTGAACCAGAAGTATTAGATTTTACAGAGAAGACTGCATCTGAACCTGAAGTTATCTTTAGACCAAACCCAGGTCCACAGACAAGGTTTTTATCAGCTAATGAAAGAGAAGTATTTTATGGTGGTGCTAGAGGTGGAGGTAAGACATATAGCTTACTAATTGCACCATTAAGGTTTGTAGATAAACCTGCTGCTAGAATGTTACTTATTAGACGTTCTATGCCTGAGTTAAGAGATGTTATATTCCAGACGCAGCAATTATATCCTAAAGCTGCACCTGGAGCTAAATGGAAAAGCCAAGAAAACACTTGGTATTTTCCTAGTGGAGCAAGACTAGAGTTTGGATACTGTGAGAACTTACAAGATGTTCTAAGGTATCAA